TTAGGCACAGGTACTCCCTTAGATTTAAAAACAAGAGAAGCAGTTGAAAAAGCATGGTGTAAAATGGCAGAAACCATTTATAAGTTAGACTCAGACTTTTATGTATCTGTTATGAAAAACACCGATGGTAACTTTCTCAGACACTATAGAGCATCTGAATTAAATATCTGATAAAAACTCTCTATTATAGTATTCTTTATAGTTCCTTCTTTGATTCCATATTTATTTATCATACATTTGGATTTGAAATAAACATTAAAGAAAATTTTGAAGTCAATGAGAGTAATTAAACCAGGTGTAGAATACCACGTAACGGATTTTTCAGATAATACAAAGTATCAAACCATAAAATTTACGGAAAAACTTTAATATTCTAATCGATAGATTCTATAGTTTACAAAAAAAGAATTTTAGTGCTGAGAATCAATGCATCATTCTTTTACTTAAAAATGTAAGACAATTAGTTGCTAAAAGACTATCCCGAAAAATAGAAAAAGTTATAAAGTATAATGAAAGTACAGATACCCACAACGAATGAAACATTCCTGATAGACTATTTAAGAACTATTAATGGAATATTAAAACTTACAAAAACAGAACTTACTGTTTGTGTAGAGTTAATTAAGACAGATATAAATAATCCATGTTCAAAAAATAATAGAATTAAAGTAGCTAGATCGTTAAATTGGGGAAGAGCGGTATTAAATAATACAATTAAAGCTATTAAAGATAAAAATGTATTAGTTTATGATAGCACTAAAGACATACGGTATTCTTTTCATCCGTTAATTTATAATTATAAAACTAATTCAGTTTTAAATTTTGAATTTGTAAATAAAAATGGAAATACATACATCTAATCATGACCATGGAGACTATTTTATCGATATACGAGTTGAAGGATTAGATAATTTATTTATGTTTATAGATGTACAAATGCATCAATTAGCAAGAAAAGGAATGGTATTTAAATATGAAATATTGGTACCAAAATTTGAACACGATGTATTCATAGTTAGACACTGGGTAAATCCATTAGATTATTTTAAACAAAACAATGGCTAGAGGATTTTTCGGTGGACAAATAACAATAGTAAAAAAACCTAGGAGGAAAAGACCTGGTATACATTCTAAGTCTAGACATACAAATCAAAAAACAGGAAAATATTATGCAGGAACAAAATATAGAGGGCAAGGACGCTAGATATGCTATTTCTACAGCAAAGGATTCAGATCCTAAAAAAGTAATAGTAATATCATGTTCTGAAAAAGATGCAGAAAAAATTGCAAGAATATTAGATGGAAAAATATTACATAAAATATGAAAGTAGAAAAAAATGATATTTAAAGGTTAATAGACAAAGAATTATTAATACCTTTATAATAGTATATAAATAGAATGGCAAAAAATAAAATTAAAGAAGAGATATACAAAGAAATACAAGAGGAAATGGGAGGAGAGTTAGCAGAGATTGAAAATATCTGTGAATCTCAATTCGAATATTTAGAATATATAATGCGAAAAGGAGGTTTTGATAGTGTTAGATTTTCCTATTTTGGTAGATTTCATGTAAATCCAAATAGACTAAAACGAATAAATCATGAAGCTTTTCAAAGAAGACAATTTCAACATAATAATAAATCCGGAAGCTAAATTAATTCCTGAATTTAAAAAAATTATAACAAATGATAAAGACAGAAAAAAAAGAAATGCGCATAGACACCTATCCTACATTTACTTCATGTGCGACTACAGATCTCCCTATTCAATATATCCTGAAGAAGAGAGAAAACAAAGACTCATTAAAGACTTACACTTTAACAACGATGATGTACTCTCCAAACTTATCAAAGCAGGGATGGATAAGTACAATCAGTTGCAACGTACACCTACCATAACTAATCTTAAAGCAATTAAAGAAGGATTATTAACTTCTGCTAAAGTTATAAACGCATTAAGAGAGCAAATAGAAAACTCACTTGATGAAGTTAATAATGACGATGGAAAAGATGTAGGAATTATTATGAAAGATGTAACTAAACTATTACAAGTTTCTGAACAAATACCTAAAGCAATTGATACTATTAATTCTTTAGAAGAGAAAGTTAAAAAAGAACAAGCTAATGAATCTAAAATTCGTGGCGGTGGAACTAAAGGAATGTTTGAGGACTAATGACAAAAATAAAATTTAATACAAATTCAAAGCTTAAATGTATCTGTGGTCATAAATTAAGAATTACAGAACTAAAAAAAGATGGTGTAGAATTTGAAAAATTTTGTCCACAATGTGGACGTACTACTTTCGTAGATGAAGATAATAAAGAAAAAGGAGGAAAATTTGTACCTTATGGAGCAGCTCATTTTCTTTATGAACAAAATGAAGAAAAAAACTTTAGTGGAACTATAGAACGTGAACATGATTTAAAGGGTTTAAAAGGGTATTGTCATTATCAATATGAAAATGGAGAAAGTTTTTATTTAGTTATATCTAGAGTAAAATCAGATGGAACTACCGAAATAATAAAAAAGGATTATACTCGTCCTGAAAGATTAGATAAGTAATATGTTTATAAATACTAGAGAGTTTAGCAAAGAAGCTACAAGATTTTCTACAAGTGGCTTTTATTGTGGAGATCCTTCGGGAAGTGCTCCCTATTATGAATATTGGTCAGAGCAACTAAGAAGATGTCAAGATGGATATACTATAGGAGGGGTAAGAATAACAGGACATCATTATTTTTATTTAAACTTTTGTCAAATAAAACTTACAGATCATATAGGAGAAAAGACAGCAGGAATAAAAACTGTATCCTTTCCTAACTTTTGGGATGGTGATTATGAATACTTTCATGCAATGGAAAGAGCTGCTGATTTAGGAAAACATCTTATAGTAGCTAAAGCAAGGCGTAAAGGATTTTCCTACAAAAATGCTGCTATAGCTGCAAATATTTACAATTCTAAACGACATACTTATACTTTATTATGTGCACATGATAAAAAATATCTATATCCTAAAGGTATTATGACTATGGTTACAGATTATCTTAATTTTTTAAATGAACATACAGGATGGCAAAAAAGAAGACAAACTGTAGATAAAATTAATCATAAACGTGCTAGTTATCTACAATATATTAACAAACAGCCAGTAGAAAAAGGATATAAATCAGAAGTAGAGGCTATTACATTTAAAGATAACCCGGATGCAGCTAGAGGTAAAGATGCAACTTTGGTCTTATTTGAAGAATGTGGAGCTTTTGATAATTTAAAATCTTCTTATTTAGCAACACGTCCCTGTGTTGAAGATGGAGGTATTGTAACGGGACAAATCATATTATTTGGTACAGGGGGTGATATGGAAGGAGGCACAATAGATTTTGAATCTATGTTTTATAATCCGGACGCATATGATCTTTATCCTTTTGATAATATATGGGATGAGGGAGCACAAGGAAGTGATTGTGGATTTTTCTTTCCTTCATTTCAAAATAAAATAGGCTATATGGATAAAGAGGGTAATTCTCTTATGAAACAAGCAAAACAAATAGAAGATGCTAAACGTGAACAACTTAAAAAAGAAGCAAAAGATGCTAGTACTTTAGATAAATATGTTACAGAATATCCCTGGATGCCTAGAGAAGCCTTTTTACAACAAAGAGGAAATATGTTTCCTGGTGCCTCTTTAGTTGCATGGAGAAATGAATTAATGCGAACAGGACTTCATATAAAAATGGCAGTTAATGGAGTACTAGTTGAAACAACAAATGGAATCATTTTTAAACCTAGTGATAAAGTAAGACCTATAAATAAATTTCCTCATAATAAATCAGAGGACGTAAGAGGATGTGTCGTTATATATCAAGCTCCTTCTACGCAACAAGATAAAATACCAGAAGATTTATATTTTATAGTTCATGATCCTTATGCAAGTGATGGTTATGGTACATCTTTAGGAGCAGGCTATGTTATAAAAAGAATCAATAATTTTTCAAAACCTGATGATATGATAGTAGCATCTTATATAGGTAGACCTGAATCACAGGATGAATATAATTATAATTTATTTTTATTAGCACAATATTTTAATGCAAGAATAGGATTTGAAAATGATAGAGGAGAAGTTATACCATATGCAAAAAGACATAGACTTTTAAATTATCTTTTACCAGAAGCTGAATTATTTGATAAAACAGATGGTGTAAGAATACGTAAATTAAATAGAACATATGGAACTTCTATGGGTTCGAGTCATAGAAAAAATCAAGCAGAAATTTATCTAAGAGATTGGCTTAGAACACCTAGAGGAGTAAAAGATGATGGTGATAGAAAACTTAATTTACATTATATATATGACATAGCTTTAATAGATGAGCTAATAAAATATGATACAAAAGGTAATTTTGACCGCGTTTCTTCTCTATTAGTAGGTATGTTTCATATGAAAGATCTCTATAATAAAGACATGGAAGAGAACTATCAAGAATCAGGAGAATCCTTTTGGAATAGGAAATTTTTTCAGTAATTTGTAGGTTATGAGTAGAA